ATTATAGCTACGGCTGTAAGATCTCTATAAGTGTAGCGAGCCAAATAGCTTAGACATCCGCCAAGTCCTTGTGTGCCACTTTTATCAGGATTAACAGGCATTATAGATTCAATGAATTGGCCTGAACTGTGACCCAAAACAGCAACAAGGTGAAGTTTGCCATCAATGACCATGTTTCTTCTTGTTATACATAAGCCATGCTTAGATAAAGCAGGCCTTGTGCAATGAATTAATTCTTCTAAATCTGCATAGCCACCATAGTGAGCATCTCTATTAGCGCCGGCTACTTCAAATTCAGCTTGAGCCTTAGCTAAAGCAGCAAATAATTCATTATATTTTTGTTCCATCTTATTCCTTATTAATAAAAGGTGTATATCTTTTTAAAGAAGGCTCATTAAAATCCATTATTTTAATAAAACAAGGTTCACAAACCAATACCAGATCTTTTTTTTCTGCTTCAGGGAATAAATAGTCTTTTTCTTTTTCAACTTCTATATCAAATCTTTGTTTAATAAAAATGTTTTGGCAGTTAGCACAAATAAATTCCATATTATTCCTTTAAAAGGCCCGTGGGCAGAATACCCACAGGCTAATAGGGGTTAGTGACTTCTTGCCCGGCATAGCCTTTAGGCGACGCCTGGGTTAAGCTAAATCGTTTTCATAATCTTCATGATCAACTTTATGAACATATCCTTTATAGCTGTCATGCCATTCAACTTTACACTTATAACATCTTGTTTGGTAAGGACTTATTTGCACCTTACAATCTGTACATTTATTCATTTGATTTCTCTATTTGCTTTTTATTGTCATAATTCATGAACTCTACCATTATATGGTTTATAAATTTTGTTAAAGGTTTATATTCTTTATCTTTATATAATAGCCATTTTTCACTTGAACTTAGAGAGTGATACAGAAAATAAACTTCTTCATGTGTATCCAAATTATCTTCACCAGTTTCAAAAGCGTATTGCATTTGCTGTAACTTATTCACATTATTCCTTCTAACTTATTCATTTAACCAATAACAATATAACATATTAAAATAAAAAAGCAAACATTTACAATATGTTTTTATAATGTTAACATTTGTATATGCATGAAAGGTAAAATATGGATTTAACAGAAAAGAAAACTCGTATGCCGGTTGAGATAACAGAAAAGAATCATAGAAGGTTAAAGGTTTTAGCTGCTATGCTTGATCGATCAATGACATCATTAATCAATGAAGGTGTGCTTTATATTATTGAGAAGCTTGAGAAGGAAAAAGATGGAAGATAATAAAAAATGCCGATGTTCTAATGATTTTTGTGAATGCATAGGAACTCGAGAATATATTGATGGATTTTTGCATTGTTATCAATGTCCAAAGAGTGAAAAACTTATAGGTGGTGGATTGGAATGTTATGGCATTTTTGAAGGACAGGAATCCTATTACCCAGATAGATAATATATATTAAGGAAAAAGATGCTAGATAAGGACTTAGAAGATCAAAAGGTGAAAATGAAGTGTATCATAAGTATAACTCCACCGATAATGCCCAAAGAGGCTCAACATCAACTTGATGAACGAGTAAAAGCTATTGAAGAATTTTCAGGCATTAATATGGATTTATTAGGACCAATCAAAAAGTAGAATAATTTAGGAACAAATGAATAAGATTATAAAGATATCATTATTATTGTTTACTTTTTCAAGTATGTCCCATGATTACAATTTAGTTTTGCTGGGACAAGACTCAGAGAATGATTATTGTTTCAGTGCAATAAAGTTAAAGGGTTTAAAAGAATACCCACAAATAAATCATAGTCTACAAATAACGAAGTTGGTCAACAAAAGCAATTTAATCAAGATCTTGGAACATAGTATATATAGCAATTTTCTTCGTTATAAACGAAATAGATATTCGTTGGTGATAGAACCGCAACGTAATAGTTCATGTTATTTATATTTTAAGAAAGCATTTGAAAATCGTTATTTTATTCAAAAGCAAACATATAAATTAGGAACTTATTTGGCTAATAAATATTACAGCCTTAAGGATTATTTTTATCCTCCAAAGCAAGACAAATTAGAAAATAATCAATTAATAGATTTATTAGGAAACGATGTTTTATTTTTAGAGTTTATTAAACCACAAGGAGTTAGGTTTTATTGTGCATGTATCATTAAAGAAGATAAGTTATATGACAGCATTTTAGAGTATATGTGTGGATGTATTGTATTGGATGATAAGGTTTATGAATAAGAGAAAGTTACTATTATTTTTTGTATTTATTTTATTTCAACAGGAATGTAAGCCAGGAATTACGGATGATTATTTTCAGAAGTTATGGGCATTCTTTTTGATAGAGGCATCGGGAACATTTGTACATGAATGTGGTCATGCTGTAATTTTGGCTCTTGGAAAAGGTTCTTCACAAATATTCTTAGGTGGCGAGCCAAGTAATTCGCATCAAAGCGATAAGAAAATAAATCTTATCGGTGGTAAGTATAATGTAGGATACACCCGTGTTAATAAGCTCAATAATATTAATACACGTAATAAGTATGATGCGGTAGTAGCCAATGGTCCAATTTTGGCAATGGCTTATTTCTTTATTTTGTATAAGGCATTTGGTTATTTTGAGAATAGATTATCACCATCGTTTTATAAATCGTTAAGATTGTTTGCATGTGTAAAAATGATGGAACAATTGTTTTATGGATTTGTACCATTATCATTGGTAGGAGATGCAAAACATCTTTATTCTAGAAAGATGGATAAAAAGAAGTATGAAAAAGCAGCCAATGATAACTTTGATGTCCTTAAGACGTATGCTGGTATTGCATTTATTGTTAATGGAATGAATAAGATAAACAAAAAATGGGTAGAATATATGGGTGACCCTAAGAAGTTGGAAGAAATGGCAGCGTTCAACAAGGAGCATGCTGAGTTGTTATTTATATTAAAAATAAGTTATTTATATTCTTTTAGGACAACCTGGATTCATTTGATTATAAGCACTCTTGCTGAAGTAAACAAAGATATTGTAAATACAAGACGAAAAGCAAAAGAATTGGATCCTGTGGAGCAAACACCAATGGATTTTGTACCAAGATTATTAATTTCTCCATTGCTTATGTAAGGAATAATATGAATAACGAAGAAGTAAAATTAGAATTAAAAAGAGTGCAAGATCATCTAGACAATGGTCTTAAAATAGCTAGAGAATATATAGACTCTGTTAGAACTGACTTGCAAAAGGGAATACTTCCAGAAAAAGATTTAGTTGACCAGTTAATAGAATTAGGTGGTTTCGGAACTAAAGAGCATGCTGATATAGTAGATATGTATGTAAATTATTTAGATGCATTTAACATAAAATATGCTTCTTTAGGAACAGATATAAAGAAATTGGAAAAAGAAATAAATCTATTTTGTAAGAAAACAGTTAATAGCAACCAAGATTTAATGGATTTAGTAAAAACATTATCTAAAATTACAAATGTTCCAGCTGAAAAAATACTTAATAAAAAGATGACTCCACAAGAACATGAGAAAGTATTTAAGGTTTGGCAAGAATCTTTGACAAGAAACAATAAATTGCCAAAGGAATAATAATTTACTAATATATCCAAGTTATCGTTTTGGGGATAACACTAGAATTGAAATAACAATATAAAGATTAAAAGAAAGAGTCACCCGTTTAAAGGATGACTCTCAACTTTTAATTTGCGTAACTTAATAAACCTCTCGACCGTCCAAAGTTGTGTGTTTATTTAGTTATTACCACCTGTCAAAAAGAGACAGGTAATAGCATGAAATAGGTAATTTCACATGAATAAGAATAATTTAAATCACCCCGTTAGTCAAGTAGATAAAAAAATATTTATTCTTGGTGTCAAAAGAAGCTCTAAGCAGCAGAAATCATATATGAATCATCTTGTTGATAGACACAACAATTTTGATGATATATTTGAATCTCATGGTTCAATATCCAAAAGAACAGGTATCTCAAAAAACTCTATTCAAAGATTATCAACTACGGTTTCCCAAAAAGGATTTATTAAGAAAAAATCACGAGGTAGGGTAGGACTCAAAAAGAATACATGTCAGTATATATTACCGGAAATATGGGATGATCCATATATAAGAAAAGAGTTAGCTCCATATATACCGGCATTACAAATAAAGAAGAGAATATCATCATTACAATCTGTCAAGAATAGTAAATATTTGTCTTGGAAAATAATACAGGTTGATAGTGTTGGATATATTAAAGTCTCCCCTGGTATTATATCTCTTAACAAGCAGCAAGCAAGCACTAATATCCATATTAGTAATGATATTGTATATGTAAGAAGCAAAAGCAGCATATTTCAAAAAGGAAATAAAATGATCGAAGCTCAAAAAAACTATGAAGGTTTTAATGAAGCAGCAGCAAAAATCTTAGAAGCTTATCCTCAGCAAGCAATAAAGCATGCGATAAAAATTATAAATAGCCGATCAAAGGTAGAACATCCATGGCCATATTTTAGGAAGATTCTGAACGATTGGTGCCAAGAGCATAACGTTGAGCCTAATCAAGATGTGCTTGCTGTTGCTTCTGGTAAAGCAGAGTTAACTTTACCAATTCGGCCGTCATCGGTAATTGTAAGTTCTGCTGCTGTGCTGCCTGAAAAGAAAGCTATTGCTGAAGAAGTAAAACAAGAAGTTAAGCCTAAGATAGCTGAAGAGCTGCTTGATGAAGAAGAAAAGAATCGTTTAGTTAAAAGCTATAAGGCTAATCATCAGTGTTACTTAGAATCTTTGAGGCAATACGAGAAGTTTAGGAATGCTGCTGATTTAAATTGGGCTAATAGCTATAAACATACTATGAATACTTTGCTTGAACGCTATCCTTTTTTGAGTACTAGGCTTGCTGCTATGCCTGCTAAAGATAATTCTCCGGTTCACATAGCTAATGAGATAGCTAAGATATTAGAAGCGCCTATTGCTGATAACAGCTTTAAGGCTGAATTGCTTAAGCTCAGAGAAAGAGTTGTATACAATTGGGCAATGAAGTCTTATCAAAAGACTAACGAAGCAGGAGAAGATCTAGCTATCGAATATATCTTACGCAAAAGAAAGCTTTACCAAGAACCATCGCAACATAATACCGCGATCAATGTTAACACGGTGGCACAAGAGCCCGTTAATTCTGTATTTGAGGAAAACGAACCAGGATGCCTTACAATAAACGAAGTGGACTATGATGAAGTACTTGACTAGTGATAACCAAGATCGTGCAACCAAATCGATCGTCATTCAAATTAGAGGTAATCCAATACCATTGAAAAGGCATAGAACTTACAATAATGTAAGTTATGATTCTCAAAAGAAGCTTAAAGAACAAATTGGCTGGCTAATTAAGAATCAAGTTAATTCTTACCTTATTGGTAATCTTTTCCTTGATATAGTGTTTTACTTTGAAATACCAAGTTCTTGGTCGCGCTGCAAAAAAGAAAAAGTTGCGGCAAAAAGAAAAGGGTCCCGGCCCGACCTGTCGAACCTGATTAAATTTTATGAAGATGTTATGCAAGATGTTGGACTTTATAAAGACGACTCACAAATTGTAGATATATCTTCCAAAAAGTTATATGATGACGGCCAAGGAGCCAGAGTTGAAATAACGTTAAAGGAAGTAAATGAAACATGTGAAGGCGGTAAAGCAGCTTATGCCAAGAAAGAGACCACCAAAGGGATTTGATAGATGTGGATTCATAATAAATTCTAAGAATAAGATTATAGAAGTGACTATTCCAACGGAAATATTTCATGAACAATTTGATAACTTTAATGAACAGAATATCTTTTTTGAAATATTTGAATATATAGAGGAGATCAATGAAGGCTAAAACTCCTCAACATAACACGCTCAAGCGTAAAGGCAAAAAAGTATACACAGGAAGCTATATGACCAGAGCTGATGCTGACATGTTGTATATGCACGAGAAGGGTATCAATAGTTTAATCGAAGAAATGTATAATGCAATAAAAGATGATGAGACTATAGATTCTATATTAGACTTTTTGGTTCGTAAGGGATTGCCAAGAGCTAATTACTATTCTTGGAAAGCAAAATATCCACAGTTAGAAGATGCTCATGATTTATTTAATTCTATTATTGGTAATAGATTATTTAAGCGCGTTAATCACGATGTTAGAACCATTCACCATGTAATGCCTAATTATGATCCTCAAGTATGGAAAACCATGGTTGAATATCATAACAATCTTAAGAAAGATCTGGCAGTCTCAGCAGCAGCAAATGCAAAACTAGTGGCTGATGAATGGTCAAAGATTATGGATGGGTCCGACGTAGCCTTGGCGAAGACGGATGGTGAAAAGGAATGAATAATGATGGTCCTTTGTCTGTTAATGTAAAAGTAGGTTACAAGTTTCACGATTATAAAACTTGTACTCATTGTCAGCATATATTTATAACACCTAAGGTTCGAAAGCGTTTATTATATAAATCAAGTGTAGGTTGCAGGCCTTTCAGGGTTCTAAATGATAAATGGATTGTTAGTTTTAGAGTGAAGCCACGGCGTGTAATTAAGTTGAAAAGAAGATGAATATAGAAACTCAGATCAAGCTTGATATATTTAAAGCGAGAGAATACCAAAAGCCTATTATTGATGCTATCTGGAATAAAGGCTATAAAAGGGTATTGGCCATTTGGCCGAGGCGGGCCCGGCAAAGATATATTAGCTTTTCAAATATGCATCCGTTCTGCAATGCGCAAAGTGCAAACTATATTTTATGTTTTCCCAACTTTTGCAAGTGGACGTCGCATTCTGTGGGATGCTATTACTTCGACGGGACAACGTGTTTTGGATTATTGCCCAGAGGAAATAGCTACTCGTAATGAACAGCAAATGCGTTTAAAATTCAACAATGGCTCAGTTATACAGATTGTGGGTAGTAACGACTTCAACCATTCTCTTGTTGGAACCAATCCCCAATTTATTGTGTTCTCTGAGTATTCCTTACAGGATCCTAGGGCGTATCAATTCTCAAGGCCTATCTTGACTGCCAATGGTGGTGTAGCTTTATTCCTATCAACACCACGTGGTCACAATCATTTATGGGATCTTTATGAGATTGCTCAGCATAATCCAAAGGACTGGTTTGTTTCTAAACTCACCGTTGATGATACTAAGCATATATCAGTTGAAGACATTCAGCGTGAAATAGATTCTGGAGAAATCTCAGCTTCATTTGCCAAGCAGGAATATTGGACATCATTTGACGAAGGTCAGGACGGGTTCTTCTACGCTTCTATTATTGATAAGATGAGGCTTAATGGCCAAATAGGTAACGTACCATATGAACCAGGATACCCTGTACACACGGCATGGGACTTAGGAATAAATGATCCGACAGTTATAATATTCTTTCAAATTATAGGCAAATCTGTTCATATAATTGATTATTATGAAAACCACTCTCGTGCGATTTCTCATTTCGTTAATCATGTTCTTAATAAAGATTATATTTATGGCAAACATTTCCCTCCTCATGATGTTATGGCTCGTGAGCAAGGTACAGGTTTAACTCGAAGAGAACAATATAAGCAACTTGGACTCAACTTTTCTGAAATTTATAAGTTAGATATTCTTGATGGTATTGAAGTTGTAAAAGCCAAGCTTCCAACCATGTGGATAGATGAAGTTAAATGTAAGGATTTGATTAAACATTTGTCATCTTATTCTCAAGAATGGGATGCAGCTCGTGGCCGCTATAAAGAGATACCGAAGCATGATACTCATTCTCATTCAGCAGATGCAATGAGATATCTTTGTGTTGCTCTTAAAAAAGCTACTTTTGTTGGTACAACTCCTGAGGAGTTAGATAGACGTTATCGTGAGACTTTATTTCCTGAAAGTTTGCCTGGTGTATTTAATGGTGAGTTCGATAATAAATATGGGTTTTGATTTGTAAATTGTTTCAAAAAACGATCTAATTTGAAAATTGAAAGCTATAAGGAATAAATTATGGAAATTAAAGATTGTTTAGATAGTATTAAAGAATTCTGTAATAAGCATTTAAATGAACTTCATTTGCTTATTCATAGTTCTATAAATTGTAACAAAGAAGATAGTTTGGCTATAGAAAATAAAAGTAAAGAATTTTTTAAGAACAATGATTCTATTTTATTTAAAAAATATCTAGAGATGAATAATGAAATTCAGGAAAGGCTTAAAAAAATACATAAATTAACTAAAGAGTAATTAGGTATGTTCAAAAAGATAATAGACTGGGTCAAAGCTAAGCAAATAACAGTCACACTTGAAGATCCTATTAAGCCAACACATAAGACAGTTCAATCAGATATTCGTGACGAACAAGCTAAAAAGCGTTTTAATAAGCAATATGATCAACAAGAACAACAAATTAGAATGATGGCTCTAAAGCAGCATGATCCTGCTTGCGCTGACCATATAACATGTGATAGAAATCCTTGCTTTGTTAAGATTCCGGACAAGATTGTGGCTAGTTATGTTGTTGATGCTGTAACTAAAGAAAGAATAGATGTACGAAAAACAAATTCAAGCGATCCAAGCAACTAATCCTGGAATTATATTATGTTCAGGAGGTGTAAATAGTAAATATTTGCCTACAGAAATGACAAGTTCAGATGTTGTTGAAGTTAGTAAGCTATTTTTACCAGTATTAGGTATAAATGATTCATTGATTGCTTTTGTGCATCCTAATTTATTAGAAGTTATAAAGAATATGTATAAATTCTATACAGATTGGCCTATTAAATCAGAATTAATTCCAGATCAAATGGGTGTTTTTTTTGATCTAAGCAGAACGCCATTTAAAATACACTTTGTGGGATCTTATAATGTGCCAATTAAAGAAAAATATCATAAAGAAGGAAAAGATGTTTATGTTTCCTATTTTGCTCGTAAAGATAATTTAGATAAAACGGTAGAATTATGGTCAACTGCATATAACTAAAGAAAGAATAAAATGAATAATAGTATTGATGGAGTTGCTCAAAGCTTAAAGATTTATAGTGTAACTCAAGGGCAAGTATCTTTACATCCTGTTACTTTGAAGCAAGATATTAAGCACCTTATCTCTGATCTTGAAAAAGTCTTAAGTGATCCGATAATAAAATATGATATTACCTTTAGCAAGAAATCTTACAATTTTAAAGAACCTTTAGATGACAAAGAAAAAGAATTTTATGCCAAGCAAAGGCAGCAGCTCATCAAGGCTATGCTTAAAAAGGCTATTAACAAATTCATAGATAATCACTATAAATATAAAGATGATGAAGATTATAATGATTCTTCATTTGATTTTATTCAACATATTATAAATATGCATCCAACTGATTTCTATCTTAGCACTCCAAATGGTGAATCTTATGAAGTTAAAGTAGAGGATCTTGATCGAACTTTAACAGGTGATGCTAAGCCTTGTAAATGTTATAGATTTTATGGAGCAGACATTAAAGAAGAATGTGATGGCAATTGTATAGAAAAGTAAAAAACCCTGCTAACTACAGCAGGGAAAATTATGCTTTAACAATAAAGCAATGTAATTTTAACAAATACTTGATATTGAAGCAACACAATTCTAGAATAGGGGAAAATATAAACTATCCGTCTTCGCCTTACGGCTTCGTCGGACTAAAGGGAGATAAATAATGCTGTTTCCTCAACTTGGCGACGTATATCTAAATGAGCGCGATAGAGGCATTATTGCCAGAATGGAAAATTTTTATTCAGAATCCATAACTATAAACCAGTCATTCTGGGGCGAAGCTGACACTGACACCAGATTTTATTGTAATGATCAAACTTTATGGCAAAACCTTTATGGTAATCTACCGGCTAATAGACGACGAAACTTAGCATTTAACAGAATAATGCGGGTTGTTAATATGATTGATGGTCATCAAAGACGCAATCGTAAGTCTATTATTATGACTCCTAAAGAGAATGGTGACAATGAGACCGCTGATCAATTCACAAAGATAATAATGACCCTCTGTCAGCAAGAAGGAATCTTAGAAACTATATCAGACTCCTTTCATGGTGGTTTAGTAACAGGCATGAATCTATTACATGTTTGGTTAGATTACAGAAATGATCCAATATCAGGTGATATTAAGGTAAATAATTGTTCTTACAATTCTTTTCTTATTGATCCTTATTTTAGGAAAGCGGATCTTTCTGATTGTAATGGGATCTGGAAACGTAGCTATTTGACTAAACGTGAGGCTATTTCTTTGATGCCACAATTTACTGATGAAATTCTAGGATTGCCTGGTAACCAATATGGGAACAAGGACGGTAAATTTCAGTTTATGCCTGAATCTTATCAATATGGATATAAAAATTTATTAGCATATGACGAATTTTACTACCGTGATTTCAGGAATCAAAAGTTATTGGCTGATTCACAAACTGGCGAAGTAATGGAATGGAAGAGTCAGGATGAAGATGCGCTTAAGATGTTTTTACAGCTACATCCTTCTGTTACCGTCCTAGAAACAGAAATTCCAACAGTTAATCTAGCAATAGTGATTCAAGGAAAGGTTTTTTATAATGATCGTTTACCTACTGGTGCTGATAACTATCCTTTTGTACCTGTATTTGCTTATTATAACCCTCAAATACCTTACTTTGAAAATCGTATCCAAGGTGTGGTCAGAGGACTCAGAGACAGTCAGTTTCTCTATAATCGTAGGAAGATCATTGAGCTCGATATACTTGAGTCTCAAATCAATTCTGGTTTTATTTATAAAGAAAATGCGCTCGTTAATCCGAAAGATGTCTTTCTCTCAGGTCAGGGAAGGGGATTGGCTCTAAAAGAAGATGCGCAAATGACCGATGTTCAACAAATACAGTCACCACAGATTCCTGCTACAACTATTGAATTATCCAAGATGTTAGGTGAAGAAATAAACCAAATCGCCGGTGTATCAGAAGAACTACTAGGGTTCGACAATAAGGATACACTTTCAGGTTTCCATTCAATGTTAAAACAATCAGCATCAACTACAACACTACAAATTCTATTTGATCACCTTGACCGTTCTATAAAATTATTAGGTGACAGGATGGCTGAAATTATTCAAATTAACTATACTCCTGGCAAGATTAAGAAGATTCTTGAAGGGCAAGAACCGGCTCCATTGTTTTATAATAAAGCTTTTGGTAAATATCATGCAGCTGTTGAGGAGGGTCTTAATACGACCACACAAAAACAAATGCAAATGGCTCAAATGTTAATGCTTAAAGAAGCAGGTGTACCAATATCTAATCAAGATTTACTTGAAGCATCTACGCTGCAAAACAAAAAGGTTGTTATTGATAATATGATGAAAGAGCAGCAAGCAGCGCAGCAACAAGCTCAACAGGCTCA